CGGCATGGGTTGGCGAGACGGCTTCAAAGCCTGTTAGCGATCCCGGACTTGCAACAAAGATCATGAGAGCTTATAAGCTCGCCGTAATCGTTCCTTTTTCTGATGAATTTAGACGTGACGCCGCCGCTCTCTATGATGCAATAGTTGAAAGACTTCCCCGCGCACTCGCTCAGAAGTTTGATGCTACTGTATTCGGTAACGGAAGCGCTCCCGGTTCTGATTTTGATACATTCGGAAGCGTAACCGCTCAGGCTATCGGTGGAAATCTCACTTATAGCGGACTTGTAGCCGCTGATGGCGATATTGCCGCTCATGGTGGAATTATGAACGGCGTTGTTCTCGCTCCTCAGGGAAAGAGCATCCTTTTAGGCGCTACTGATGGCAATGACAGGCCGCTTTTCATCAACTCCGTAGCTGAGGGCGCTGTGCCTATGGTACTGGGTGCTAAGACCGTACAGAGTAAGGGCGCTTATAAGGCAGGCACACCTAATAAGGTGGGTATCGTTGGTGATTGGTCTCAGGCTATGTATGGCACGGTTGAAGGCGTCAAGATCGGTTATTCTGCTGATGCTACACTTACATCCGGCACGGGTGAAAGTGCTACTACAATCAATCTGTTCCAGCAGAATATGTTCGCGGTAAAGGCAGAGATCGAGGTAGGTTTCCGCGCTGATACTTCTGTATTTAATGCCCTTACAGATGCAACGTCATGATAAAGCTGATAAATAAGGTCACAAATACACCCATGTGGGTGGCGGATGACCGCGTGGAAGAATATAAGGCGGCGGGTCATAAGCTCGCCGCTTCTCCCGTGGAAAAGCCCGCAAAGGTTGAAACTGTGACAGAGAAGAAAGCAACTAAAAAGAAATGAGGTTGTTATGAGTTATGCGACAGTTGACCAACTTCAAAGCGGAATGTTAGAAACCCTGACAGACGATCAAAGGGCAGTCGCTGAAGTGCTACTTGAAAGAGCGGGGCGGCTTATTGACACCTACAATGCAAACGCTGACACCGATATCAAAGCTGATGTGTCATGTAACATGGTACAACGTGCCATTGGCTCAAGCGGTGATTATGGCGTTCCTATGGGTGCAACTCAGGGCGCTATGAGCGGATTAAGTTATTCGCAAAGTTGGACGATTTCAAGCGGCGGAAGTGTGGGAGAACTTTATCTCTCAAAAACCGATAAAAAAGCGCTTGGCGCGGGTAATGCTATCGGTTCATATTCTCCCGTTATGGAGCTTGTGAGGTCTGAAGAATGAAAACTACTGTAATCCAGCTAGTCAATAAAACTGAATCAGGGGTAGACCCGTTTGGCGTTCCTACTACTACGGAAGAACTAGAGGATGTATCAGGCGTACTTGTGGGGAAACCCACAACGGACGACATAACCACGTCCACGAACCTTTACGGGAAAAGGCTTGAATATATCCTTGGTATTCCTAAGGGCGACACTCATGATTGGATAGATCGTGATGTGATTATATGGGGAAACCGCTATCACACGTTCGGATTTCCTGAGACGGGCGAACCTGAAAACATACCCCTCAAATGGGGGCAGAACGTAAAGGTTGAGCGCTATGAGTAAGGTTAAGTTCGAGCTGAATTATGCCGGAGTTGGTGAACTCTTAAAGAGCCCTCAAATGATGGCAATATGCAAAGAGCACGCCGACAAAGCAAAAAGCACGCTCGGAGATGGTTACGAGGTCACGACTCACACGGGAAAGACCCGTGTAAACGCCAGCGTACACGCTACGTCCTACAAGGCAAGGCGTGACGCTTTCGATAACAACTCAATTCATAAGGCGGTATTTGGTTCATGATAGAGGTCACGGTAAAAAACGCAATAGAGACATATACGGGCATAGCGGCCTATATGGAAATCCCCAAAAACCACCCGGACACGTTCGCGATCATTGAGCGCGTGGGTGGCTCTCAGGATGAACATATCAGTTACGCCATGATAAGCGTGCAAGTCTATGCTCCATCAATGGGTTATGCGGCGCAAGCGTGCGACACTATCTCACAGGCGATGCTATATGAAGCCATTAACGAGCCCGATATTTCATCAGTTGCCTTAAATGCCAAATACAATGCCACAGACACAGAAACAAAAAAATACAGATATCAAGCTATCTTTGATATCGCTTTTTATGAATAGGAGGGCTAAAAATGCCTAACACAGTAAGCAATGTAACAGCAGGAAAACCTAATCCCACGGGAGCCATATTCCGTGCGCCTATTGGAACAACGCTCCCCACGGACACCGACACGGCGCTTGATGAAGCGTTTGTTTGTCTCGGGTTCTGCTCTGATGACGGAGTAACCAACTCCGGGGAGATGGATTCCGAAAATATCAAGGCATGGGGCGGCCAGACTGTCCTTGTAACATCCACCAGCACAGATGACACGTTCCAGTTTAAGCTCATCGAAGCACTTAATGTTGAGGTTAAGAAGTTCATCTATGGTGACAGCAATGTAACAGGAAATCTCACTACTGGTATGGCGGTAGGTGTTGAGGGCTTTTCACAGGCTGACAGCGCTTTCGTTATTGACATGAAGATGCGCGACAACACCAAGCACAGGATCGTTATCCCGTCCGCTTCCATTTCTGAGGTGGGTGAAATAACCTATTCCGATTCCGAGGCGGTTGGTTATGATGTTACACTTTCGTGCGCGGCTGACGAAGCCGGCAAGTGCCACTATGAATACACCAAGAGAGCAGCGTGAGGTTAACGGATGAAGGTAAAAACAAAGAGCGGTTTTGAATGCGAAGTGAATGAGCATAAATTTGAAGATTGGCGGTATGTTGAAGCGGCTGTCAAGATCAACGGCACGAACCCTAAAGAGATCCTTGAGGGGATAGTTTTCGTTGTGCCTTTTGTTCTCGGAGAAGAGGGCAAAGAAGCGCTCATGAAGCACCTCGCAGACAATAACGGCATCGTTTCAAGCGCAAGCGTTCTTGCTGAATTCAGAGAAATAGAGGATTTAGTGGGAAAGAAATTAAAAAAATCCAAACCCTCACAGGCTTAATCGCACTTGATGAGGATGCTCTAATATGCGATTTTGCGGAGACCTACGGCATTTATGACATTTATTCATATTCCCCCGGCTATATTGCAACTCTTGTCGTGGGCCTCCGTGATAATAGCCGCATAAAGATGAAATTATGCGGAATGAAAACAGACTTAAATTCCCTCTTATTGGCTCGGATCGCCGACAACACGGCTCTGAATCTTTATGTAAAGACAAAGGACGCTAAGAGCGGACGCAACAAACCAAAGTCAATAGTGAAATCTTTGACTGAAGTGATACCCGACTCCCAAAGGGCGAAGGTATACGCGACAGGAGAGGACTTCTTGAGGGATTGGGAGAATTCTTAAATGGCAAACGGCGCAACTTTAGGAACTGCATACGTTCAAATAGTACCATCTGCACAGGGCATATCCGGCTCATTGTCGGGAATGTTGGGCGGTGAAGCAGCTATCGCGGGTAAATCCGCAGGAGTGGCTTTAGGCGGTTCGCTCGTAACGGCTATTGGTGGCGTTATAGCCGCCGCCGGAATAGGCAAGTTAGTAACAGACAGCATAACCGCCGGAATGGACTTTGATTCTGCAATGTCACAAGTAGCGGCGACTATGGGCGTTGCTACAAGTGAAATACAGAATTTAAGAGACTTTGCCAAGGAAATGGGCGCAACTACGGCGTTTTCTGCTACTGAAGCGGCTGAAGCTCTTAACTATATGGCTTTAGCGGGCTATGATGCTGAAACGTCTATGAGTATGCTTCCTAACGTCTTAAACCTTGCCGCCGCGGGTGGCATTGAGTTGGCATCAGCATCAGACATGGTGACGGATGCTCAGACGGCTTTGGGTCTGTCGCTCGATGAGACCTCTGTAATGGTTGACCAGATGGCAAAGACCGCTTCAAAGAGCAATACAAGCGTTGCTCAGCTGGGTGATGCTTTCTTACAGATTGGAGCAAATGCGCGGAAAGTAAGCGGTGGGACGGAAGAACTGTCAACGGTTCTCGGTGTTCTTGCTGATAACGGTATAAAGGGCGCTGAAGCGGGCACACACCTCAGAAATATCATGCTTGCAATGAATCCCACCACAGATAAAGCGGTGGCAGCATGGAAAGATTTGGGTGTCTCCACCTATGATGCTGAGGGCAATTTAAGACGGCTCCCGAATATATTCCAAGATTTGAACAAAGCTATGGAAGGTATGACAGATCAGGAAAAAACTGCCATGTTTACCGCCATGTTTAACAAAACAGATCTTGCATCTATTCAGGCGTTAGTAGGTACAACATCCGACCGTTTCAAAGAATTGAGTCTTGCCATAGACGGTGCGTGGTATTCAAGCGAAAGTCTGAGCGGAGAATTAGGAAATGTAGGTTTATCCCTTTCTGATATGGAAGGGGATCTATCCAGGTTCGGCATATCAGCGCAAGATATAAGCAATTCCCTTGATGTATCGGGCGGAAGTGCCGAAGAATTTGTCTCATATTTACATGAATTTTCATCCACGGGCGCGTCTGCAAATGAAATTCTAACCGCTATGGGTACGGATTTAGAGACCTTGCAAACCGCCTTTGATAATACCACAGGCGCGGCTCAACAGATGGCTGATACTCAGCTTGATAATTTAGAGGGTGATATAACTCTCTTAAAATCAGCTTTAGAGGGTGTACAGATTGCATTAAGCGAGCAAGTTATGCCGGGATTGCGTGACCTGGCGCAAGGCGGACAGGCTTTTCTTAGTGAACTGGCTAAAAATATACAGTCAGGGGATTGGGGAGCCGTAGGAGAATCTGTAAAGACAGGATTCAAAACCGCGCTCGATGCGGCATTTCAGGCAGTTACAAACGCTCTTAATTTTGTCACGGATAACGCCGAGACCATAGCGCAAACGGCCATTGAATTCCTTACTACAATAACGCACAGCATTGCAGAAAACGCCCCGGAGCTTTTGCCCGCCGCTGCTGATGCGATTCTCACCACTCTCGGAGAACTTCTCGATGATCCTACTAAACTTGGAGGAGAGGGCGAAATACTGCTAAATGGGATCCTTGACGGAATCATTAACGCCGAAGCCATTTTCGGAGAGAAAGCCCCGATGATTATAACCAAACTCGGAGAAGCACTTATATTAAACGCTCCGAAGCTGGTAAACGTTGGCGGTTATATCGCAGACTATATGTGGCAAGGCATAACAGAGAAGCTCGTCAACGGAGCTGCTGGCGGTGGCTCTCCTTTTGATATCGTTACGCCTATTGTTGCAGAAGTTCAGTCACACGCTGAAGAGCTGAAAAATGCCGGGCGTGAGTTACTGGCATTCTTCACGGGTGGAGTAAGCGAAAACATCATAGCGCTTGTGGAAGTTGGCGGTATGTTTGTCAGCACTCTCTCACAAGTCTTGGCGACTAAAATCGTGGAGATGATACCGCCCGAAGGCCAGGAGATGATACTGAGTTTCATAAAGGGCGTAAACGATAAGCTGAGCACTCTTACAGACATCCCTCGGCAGATGATTCAGTTAATAGCTTCCGGGCTTCGTAGTTTTGGATCGTTAGTTGAAACTGCAGCACTTGAACTTGTGACAAAAATCAAGGCAAAGTTTGACGCCGGAGGGTGGCCTAATGTTGGGCGCGCAATCATCAACGGAATTGCCAAGGGAATTCAGGCAGCGGGAAATACCTTAATAACCACCATTCTTTCCATGTGTCAGAACGCACTCGGAGCGGTGAAAAAATTCTTTGGTATAGCATCCCCCTCAAAGGTAATGGCTAACGAGGTTGGACGCTATATTCCTGAGGGTATCGCGGTAGGGATTGAGAAATATTCTAGCTCTGTCACGGACGCAATGGACGACCTTAAGACGGACGCAATGGATGCGGCTTCATCATTAAGCATGAGCCCGAGAGTCGAAGGATCCTCTCAGACAGATATCAACGGAATACTCGCCCGAATGGATGCTATGCTTTCGTTGATGGAGAGATATTATCCTGAAATGTCAGAGAGCAATGGAACCGTCAGCATATCGGCAATTAACAGACAGCTAGGAGCGGCGTACTCATGAGCCTAGAGATAAGACAGTTCAATCTTATAAACAGCAAAAGAGAAACATATACACTCACCATCCCGGACAAATACACGGGATTTATGACCACGGCGGATGGGCTGGGCTATGAAAAAAGCCCCGAGTATCAGAAGATCGGGAACGAATTCACCCAGCTCACCAGCTCCATCAATCAGAGTGTAATAACCGGGGTCATCCAGTTCTTCCAGCCGCACGCGTATCAGAATTTCAGTGCGTTTGCGGCATTCTGTCAAGATGATGATTTGACTCTATACTATCGCACTCCAACGGGAGAATTTAAGAAAAAAGGCTCTATCACAAAGATAGACAAGTCTGAGGGTACCGACAGCCTAAAGGTGCGGATTACGTTCACAGCAGAAACGTTGTGGTTCAACGAAATCCATCGCGCCACAAGCGGCGGATATACCCAGGACAATGTAACATGGTCTGTTGTCAGCGTAAATTCCGACAGTCTTATAGAATCCCCATGTCATATATGGGCTTCAGTTCCGCAAGGCCAGACGCTCACAGAAGTGGAATGGCGATACTTCCATAATCCGGCAGACGCACATAGTGATGATTACGATATCAACGGAGTATTGACCGATATAACGCTGGAATCCGGCGACACTTTGCACATCAGGACGGACACGAACCCCTATCGGATATACAAGACGGATTCAAACGGCGTTGAGACTGACTTATATGCAAAATCAGACTTTTCGACCAAGAGATTTATCAATTTGCAAAAGGGCATGAACCTTGTAAAGTTCCGCGGGAGCTTCCTTAGTCAAGGCATAGAGGGCAGGATCTTACATGAAACCGTATAATGTGGAGATTTTTGACAGACAATTTAATTTCCGGGCAAATGCGCTTGTTGACAGAAATGATTTTGATTACAAGTATGACGCCCTATCCCCTGAAAAGAACACGATAAAACTCCCGAAAGATATTACAGTAAGAATCACGTCACAGGAAGGAACGCCCGGGGATATGTCCGTATGTACGTCCGATTATGTGAGGATA